CCTGCCATGCCTTATACTCTTTTAAAGCATTCAGCAAAGTGTTGCCGATGTCGATAGTACGATAAGAGGAAGTAGTCTTACACGCACCGAAGTACCATCTCGTTGTGGACTTTCCCCGGACACCACGCTTTCTCTTACCATCGGAAACCTTGCCTTCTTTTTCTATCTTCTTAGCAATCTTATTTACTGTAATCTGCTTCTTCCCAAAGTCCACACAATCCCAAGTAAGACCATAAACCTCAGATACACGTAATCCAGTATAGTATGCAGTTAAAATAGCGTAATAAGTCGATGGAGAATCTTTAAAGCGTTCTAAGATTCTATTAACGTTATCCTTTGTAAGAATTATGATTTCTTCTGAATCTGCATCTGGTGACAGATTCGGAAGGGAAACATATTCCGCAGGATTAGTTTGGATCAATCTTGCTGTGACATATGCATACTTAAACGAACCTTTCAGTACCTTTAGGATGTTCTTCATAAATGACTTAGTAAACGCACGATTTACAGCGATGTCATTGATTTGCTCCTGCAACACAAGTGTGGAAACAGCCTTGAGTTTATAATGCCCTATGCGTGGTTTCCAGTGATTATTGATGATGTTTTTGTACGCCACCATAGTACTGTCAGATACATTCATCTTACAGTAGTTACTTAACCAATAATCTAAATAATCAGACACTGATATTTCTGTTGGTTCAAAACGAAGTCCGGCATTGTCATACTCAGCCATAGCTTTAGCACCTGCTATTTCTGCTTCCTTCTTCGTTTTAAATCCTGCTTTGGAGATGTGTTTACGCTTACCATCCACTTTTGCACCTTCGAATCGGTACTCCCAATTCGGTGGCTTCTGCTTGCCGTTCTTATCTAATTTCCCGGCATTTCTGTTTCTAATGTTCAATTTTGCCATTGTGATGCACTCCTTCCTTTAATTGCATTTGATTTATATTTTTAGCCATATTATCATAATTATTGTGGAGAATTGAGTTTTGCAAATTCGCTAACTAAATTTTCTACACTATCTAATTGAGTGTCCGTAAGTGATTTTATTGCAAGCATGAGATTCGCCAATCTTTCGTTGTCTTCCAATATTTCACTTAAGGCACTTATTTCATCATGTAATTTCTGCTTTGCAGGGCGTTCCATAGGACATTCATAACCTGCTAACCACATCTCCGATACATCGAGGGCTTTAGCCATTGTTCCGAGTGCATCGGCTTTAGGTTGCCATCGTTGTTTCATCCAATGACTTATTGATGCTTGGCTAAGTTTTGTTTTTTCCGCTAATTCAACAGCCTTCATCCCTCTTATATCTAATGCTAGTTCAATTCTATTATTCCTCTTATAGTCTTCCATAACAATTCCTCCTTTAAGATAATTCTAATTTATCACAAAAATTGAGAAAACACAACACAAAATCCGTTTAAAGTAAAAAAAATTGTGATTTTCTATATTTAGGGGTTGACAAACAAAAAAATATCTGTATAATGTGCCTTGTAAGGACTTGAGAAAATCACAAGTTTCAAAGGAGGTGAGAATATGTATAGAAAACTGGAGGGTAAAATCAAAGAAGTCTACGATACACAGGTTAATTTTGCTAATGCGATGGAAATGAGTCGCTCTGCATTAAATCAGCGTTTGAAGGGTACTACAAAGTGGACAGCCCCAGAAATGGCTAAAGCGTGTAACTTGTTAGATATTCCTTTTGCGGATGCCTATTTATATTTTTTTAATTAAAAACTTGAGAAAATCACAAGAAAGGAGAGGACATGAGAAAACAAAAAGAAATATATGCAATTCAACACGAAGCAACAAAAAGGGTATATATCGGAATATCGAAAAACGCAAAAAACAGATATTTAGCACATATGTATGCTCTTAGAGCAGGAAGACACGCTGTTGAAGATATGCAAGATGATTATGACAAATATGGCGAAGAATATTCACTCTATATTCTTGAGAAAGTCGAATACGAGGATTACGACAGGGAATATGAGTGGATGGAAAAGTACAAGTCCTACATTCGAGGAATTGGTTATAACTACAACGATGCAGGATTTCGTAGGAATCAAGTTCCTCAAACCATCCCATTGAAAAATGGTTTACCAGAAATCAATTTTTAGAAGGGAGGAAGACCACAATGCCGGATATGCTCTACACAGTACAGGAAGTAGCAGACATTCTAAAGACAAATACGAATTATGTGTATGAATTACATAAAGCCGGGTTACTCAAATTCCTCAAGATAGGGCGTTTGAAGTGTCGGAAGTCTACACTGGAGGATTTTTTAGCAAAGTACGATGGCATGGATTTAACTGATCCGTTCAATGTGAAGGAGGTGGCAAAGTGAAGAAAGCACTTGGAGGAACAATGATAAGTTTAGCATTTTTTATAGGTTTTGCAGGGATAATCATTTTATCATGCGACACACCAACGCTTGAAGGGCAAATGAGAAATGCAGTAATAGGAGTTGCCACAATAGCATTTGCTTTTTTATTTGGATTGGCAGGTGAAAAAGTTGGAACGAATTGAAAATCCATGGGTATTAGAAGATACACCATACGATGATGAACCATTGGAATACTGCGAATCCTGTGGATGTGAAATGTGTGCAGGTGAAAAGTATTTCTTAATTGATGGAAAGTATTACTGCGAATCCTGTGTAGAAACAGGAATGTTAGAAGTAGAAGATTACGAACCAGATTGGGATTCGATGCCCGGTGGATATGACGATTGGAGGGATTGAGAATGGCTAAATATTATTATGCATTAAGCGAAAACGGATGGGAATATACAGGATGGGTTACTGTTGAATCTGATGAAAAACCAGTTGTTTGTAATTCCGATGACGAGCATTACTTGATGGTAAATGGAGCGAAAATAACTTTTGACGAGGAAATAGAAGAAAGGGATTATCCATGGAATTAACAGAACAGAACTATTACGAAAACCACAGCTATATGTCGGCAAGTTTATTCAAAGATTTCCTTAAATGTCCTGCTTGTGCATTGGCTAAGTTGAATGGCGAATGGAAACCAGAGAAATCTAAGGCACTTATATTAGGAAGCTATGTGGATGAATCCCTTACTGGAACGCCAGAAAGCCAGAGAGAGTTCTTGCAGAAGTATGAAAAGGACATCTTCAAGAAGCAGGGTGGCAAGTATGCGGATTTCGAAAAAGCGGATGAAGCAGTAAGAATCGTAAAAGGACAGCCGTTGATGATGAAGTACCTTGATGGCGAACACCAGAAGGTTATGACAGGTGAGATTGCAGGAGTGCCGTTTAAAGGAAAGTTTGACAGTTACAAAGAAGGCGAATTTATCGCAGACCTCAAGTACGTTGCTTCGCTTCGTTCCCCTAATTTATTCGAAAATGTAGTCAGTTATTGGGGCTATGACATCCAAGGTGCTGTATATCGTGAGTTAGTAAGACAGAATACAGGCAAAACACTTCCATTCTATTTAGTAATGGTAACAAAAGAATCCCCGGCACACGTTGCTGTATGTGAAATCAGTAATGAAAATCTTGACAGGGCGTTAGAAGTTGTAAAGCAAAATGTCGGAATATTCTGGCAAATGCGGAATGGTGAAATCCCAACAGAACGCTGTGGCGAATATGATTGCGATTACTGTACTTCCACAGAAGTGCTGACAGAGGTTATTGACAGTGAATTGCTCGGAATGAGTAGGAAGATGAAGGGGGATTTGATTTAATGGCTAACAGACATACACCAAACGATTTGGCACAAATGCAGAAGATGCCCCTTGAAGGAAAAATCCTAATGACACAGTTGAGGATTCGTGCTTGGTACGACCATTGGGATGGCGATGTGTATGTATGCTTTTCTGGTGGCAAGGATTCCACAGTATTGAAACACATTGTAGATGGAATGTACAAAGATGTACCTGCGGTATTTGCCAATACAGGTCTTGAATACCCGGAGATACAGAAATTTGTTCGTGATATTAAAGCAGGTAAATACGATTGCTTCAATTCTGATGTAGAGATCATCCGACCAGAAATGAGATTCGATGAAGTGCTTAAAACGCATGGCTATCCAATAGTTAGCAAAGAAGTTTCGCAGATCGTAGAAGAGGCAAGGATCGGCTTGGCTAGAAATGATGGTTCTTATAAGTACAGAATTATGAAACTGAATGGCGAATTGAAAACCGATGATGGCAAGAAGTCGCAGTTTAACTGTGATAAATGGAAATTCTTATTGGATTCGGATTTCAACATATCCGACAAGTGCTGCAAGGTTATGAAGAAAAAGCCATTTAAAAAGTACGAAAAGGAAACCGGGAGAAAACCTATTATCGGTACGATGGCAAATGAATCAAGGCTACGATATCAGCGTTGGATAAGATATGGATGCAATTCGTTTGAAAAAGGAAAGTTATCAAGTAATCCATTGTCCTTTTGGACAGAACAAGACATTCTTCATTATATAAAGAAGTTTAACGTTCCTTATTGTCCTGTATATGGCGACATCGTTGTAAAGGAAAGCAGGGAAGATGTTCTGGAAGGACAGATGAATCTCATTGATTACCTTGGTGAGTATGACGAGCAGGACACACTTACTACCACAGGATGCAATAGAACCGGGTGCATTTTCTGTATGTTTGGATGTCATTTAGAAAAGGATGAGAATCGTTTTCAACGATTAAAGAAAACTCATCCACGCCAATATGAATACTGCATCGGTGGTGGCGAAATGGTGGATGGCAAATGGCAGCCTAGTAAGGAAGGTTTGGGATTAGGACACGTATTAGATTACATTGGCGTTAAATATTAAAAGGAGGAAGACCATGAACGCATTGATTTATGGAGCAAGCGGTGCAGGTAAGACTACCAACAGCACCAGAGTTAAAACAAAGGAAGGTAAGCGTAATTTACTTATCTGTACGGATAATTCTTCCGTAGTATTAGGTAATTTCGACAGACCGAACCTCGACATCGTAAATGTCGGCAAAGCACAGGAGTTTATTGACGAATACCGCAAAGGTTATGAATCCAAGAAGTATTCCACAATCATTCTGGATAATCTGAGTGATCTGTTTGATTTATGGATTTTGGAATTGGAAGTAAGCGGTAAGTACAAGGATATGCGACAGGCATATCAGATTGTGTACCAGAACCTTAGAAGATTGTCAAGGGAATCCGCTTTCTGTGGATGTGACACAATCTTCACTGCATGGAGTGACATGGTAGAAGTACCGCAGCCGGATGGAACACGGAAAACAAGATTACAGCCGAAGCTTCCAAGCAAGATTCTCGATTCCGCTTGTGGGCTTATGAATGTTGTAGGGCTTGTTAATTCCGCACCAGACAAGGAAGGCAATATGCAGTGGTACTACGTTACCAAAGGAAGCCCGGAAATTATGGCAAAAGACCAAGTTAAATGCAGAGATTTCATTATGCCGGAGGATTTGTTCGTATGAGATATGAAGTTTACAAGATAGTAGATGGAGAAGAATACTACGAAGGAACAGGCGATATTTTCTATTTAAAGCGTATCTTACTGTACTTAGGTTCTATTGGATTTAAGGCAGAAGAAATAAACATTATCACTATTCAATTATAGGAGGAAAAAGATATGAATTGGAACTATGATGCAAATGATTACAACGAGAACAGTTATGTGGTAATCCCGGAGGGTGTCCACAGAGCAAGAATTAGTGCTGCGGAAGTTAAGACATACAGCACTGGCAGAGAAGGATTCGCTATTACATTCGATATTAGCGGTTACTCTGGAAAGGTATTCTACAATTTAGTGCTTATGGAAGAAAATAAGCAACAGACTAACCAGAAGTTAGGTTCTCTGTTTAACAGCTTCGACATTCAGCCAAGCATGGATTGCAAAACATGGATTGGTAAGGTTGGTGCAATCTGCGTTAAGCATGGCGATTATAATGGCGAAAAGCAGGCTAATTTCCATTACTGCATTAACAGAAGCAAACAGGATTCATTACCTGCATGGAAAGAACCTTTAAGCGGTAACAGTGAATCTGCACCTGTAACACAGGCACAGGCTGCTGCTCCATATAATCCGTTTTCATAATGGAGTTAAGACCTTATCAGCAGGACTTGTTTAATAAGGTTAGCAAAAGTTTTGATTCTGGCAACCGTAGGGTGTTAATGGTAGCACCCTGCGGTGCAGGCAAAACTATCATCATGGCATATATGGCTATGAAAGCTGCACAAGCAGGAAGATATGTATGGGTGATCCTACCTAGAGTAGAAATCAAGGAGCAGACAGTGGAAACGTTCAAGCGATGCAACATTCCACTAAAGAACATATACATAGGGCTTACCATTACAACAGCTAACCGAATGGACAAACTGCATAAGCCAGACTTAATTCTCTACGATGAATGCCACATCTCTGTGGCTAGTACATACTGGAAAATCAGCGATGCATTCCCAGATGCATGGATTGTAGGTGCTACAGCTTCCCCTATTAGAACAGATGATAAGCCGTTAGGCGATTTATACCAAGACATTGTAGAAGGTGTTACAGTACGTTGGTTGATTGATAACAAGTACCTTGCACCTTACGAATATTATTCCGTCACTGTGGCAGATATTCTTTCCGAGGATGGATCGGAACTGATGAAACCTACAGTATACGGAAATGTAATTGAAAATTGGATGCGGTTAGCGGGCAATAAACAAACAGTAATTTACTGTACTTCTGTTAAGCATTCCATGATAACGGCAGAGAAGTTCCGACAAGCAGGTATTAAGGCAGAGCATTTCGATGGCACTACTCCTGCAAAGGAACGTAAGCAGATGGTAGACAAATTCAAGGCAGGCGAAATCCAAGTGCTTTGTAACTGCGATCTGATTTCCATGGGATTCGATATGCCGGACATTGGATGCGTGGTTCTGCTTAGACCGACAGAATCCACAGCATTGTACATTCAGCAGAGTGGAAGAGCATTGAGATACAAGCCAGACAAGGTAGCAATCATCATTGATATGGTAGGTAATTATCAGAAATTCCAATTACCAGATGAACCTTATGAATGGAGTTTGGAGAGTTCACCTAAGAAGCGCAGGCTGATAGACGAAGAAGGAAATTTCACTGTAAGAACCTGCATGAACTGTTACATGGTATTTAAGACCGCACCTGTCTGTCCTTACTGTGGATGCCAGTACGCTTTAAAGCCAAGGGAATTGAAAGCCCATGAGGATATTGAGTTGAAGCGTATTACCGCAGAAGAAGCGGAGAAGGCAGAACAGGAAAGAAAGCAGAAACGCAGGGAACAGGGCATGGCTAAATCATACCAAGAGTTAGTTGCCATAGGCAGAGAACGAGGATATAAGAATCCCGGTGCTTGGGCAGCGTTTGTGTATAAGAGCAGAAAGAGGTAATCGCATGAATCCAGAATCGAAACTAATGCATCAAATCATGGATGCATTATCCAGAAAAGGTTGCTTCGTTCTTAGAACCAACAGTGGTGTGTACTTTGATTCACAAGGCAACAGAATCACTATTGGATTCAAAGGGTTATCAGACCTTGTGGGTTTCAGACCAGATGGGAAATTCTTCGCACTGGAAATCAAAACTCCCACAGGTAGACCTTCTAAGGAGCAGCTTAATTTTATAGATTTTTGTCACAGTAAAGGAGTTGTCGCAGGGATCGCCAATTCGATTGAGAGTGCGATCAAGGTAGTATTGGAGGAATAAACGTGAGTTATCGAAAATACAACAACAAATTCAATGAGCATCACCCGGCATTCTGTCCATTCTGTTCTGGTGAAAGCACCGTGGTTTACAGCAGGCGCACCGATGTTGGAATTGAACGCAGAAGGAAATGCAAGGAATGTCCGGGAAGATGGAACACAATCGAGGTGTTAAAGGATGAACAGACCACAGATAGAGTGGATTTATAACAATGTAGAGCGCATGACAAATAAGTACTTGGCAATCTTTCCTCTGAATGATGAGCAGTGGAAGGAATTGTACGATGAGTTGAATGCGCTCTATGAACTTAGTAAAAGAAATGATGAAGTCAGAGAAATCCTGTTTGCGGTAATGAATTACTTTGACAAACTGGATGCTCTGTACAGGAGGGCTGTTGAAAATGATTAAGGTATGCACTGAATGTGGAAAAACATTTATTGCAAATGTAGCAAATAGAAAAACTTGTTCTGATGCCTGCTCCGAAATTAGAAAAAAGAAATATGCAGAAAAAGTATATGCCAAAAAGAGAGCAGCTACACTGGAACGAATTGGTATGCGGATATGCGTAACTTGTTGTAAGGAATTTACAACTAACAATCCTGCGAAGGTGTGTTGTTCCCCGGAATGTCAGAGGGTAAGGGATAGAAAATTAACCAAGCAAAACAGGATGAGCACAAAATTAAGAGAGCAGAAAATTAAGAGCAGTGAAAAAGACATTATCGACATCAATGCCAAAGCAAAAGCTATGGGATTGTCATACGGACAGTATGTTGCACGATATGGAGGATGATATGGAACGGATCACAACGAAAGATGGGCAGTTAGTAGGGTATGAATGCAGGACTTGCCGGGATATTTGCGACAGAGCAGTATTTTGTTGCGATTGTCCTGTTAGCAAAGCGTTGAAGAAATTAGCAGAATATGAAAATGCGGAGGAAATGAGGAATGAGCAGCTTAAATAAGAAACGGCAGAGGTATGAAGCGGAGAAGATGGCATTAAAGGTTATGGACACTCCTAGATTCAAGAATGCAATGAGAGAACAAGAAATAAAGGCAACCACAAATGCTGTCGGCAGACTCGCATTCATAACGTGTGAATTTCTGGAAAACACTCATGGATATAAGCAAGCCGGATTGAAAAAGTTTTTGAAATATTTATTGGATTGCCTTGAATATACAAGCAGTGATGATGAATTTTTCCTTACTCACGATAAGTACTACAAGGAAATGATGGACTTAGATGTGCTTGAAGAATTGGGATTAGGATTGGAGTGTGATCCGGGGAAGGGGCAGTAATGAAAAGAGCAAAAGTAATATTTCCAAAGAACCGTGAAACAGACCACAGACCATTCATGGAACACGTTGGAATTTGTAGTTGTTGTGGAGCAATGGTATCACGGAATCAGTATGGATTTGATGAAGAGTGCGAGTGTGGAGCTGAGTTGGATTGGAGTGGTGAAGAATGAAGCAGATATTTGATTGGTTACGTGAGCAGATGCAAGAAGAACCAAAGCGACTACGAAAAATGAAAAATCAATGTATTGCTTTATCAGACAGTGAAGTGCTTGCCATAGAAGAAAAAGCATACGGATTTTACAGACAGTGCGTAGACGAAGCCGAAGCCAAGTGGAAACCACAACATGTAATAAAGACACATTTACATTCACATCCATGTAGTTCTACTGTAGGGGATTGTCCTGTATGTGGAAATGGAGTGCTACCCGGAAGTAAGTTTTGCAGATTTTGCGGTATTCCTTTGGAGGTGGAGTAATGAGTTTTGTGTTACTTGTATTCATTTTCATGCTTTTAAAAGAAATCGAAGACAATAAAAATTTGGAATGAGGTGGAGTAGATGGACAAATTGAGTGAAAACGACACAAGAAAATATGTCTGTGACGATTGCATCCATAACTGCAAGAATCAAGTAATTGGTTGTTCTGCGTGGCAGAAAAAGAAACTTGATAACAGGAAATGTCCTAAGTGTGGGAATGAAAAATTAAAAGTTTGTTGGTATTTCTATCAGCATAGTTGCTTCTGCGACAAGTGTAATTTTGTATTTCCTTTAGACAGGATAAGTGAGGTAGCCGATGAAAAGAGTGTTTGATGCGGAGGTGGAAAGATGAAGATTGAATGTTGGATTATGGGAAGAGTTGTAGAGGGTGCTAGAAGGGATTTTGACCCGTTAGATTACTATATGGACTACGAAACCAAAGAAGAAGCCATAGAAGAAATCAAGGACGAATTAAGAGATGCTTTTAGTGAGGATAATGGCGAAAGTTTTGACGGACACGATGATGCCGACTATGAAATTGACGAGTTTGTGGAGGCACTTGATGAATTTGATTGGGATATTCCATTGGACGAAAGAGATGCGGAGGTGGAGTAGATGGCAGAGTTAAAGAAATGCCCGTTTTGCGGTGGAGAAGCAGAAATTGAGCGTGAATGGGTAGACGGATTTTATCAAAAATATTATTCGTGCGTTCACGTTGTTTGCCAAAAATGTTATGCAACAATAGGACGGACTTATGATGATAAAGATAGGTCTAAAGCGTATGCGATAAAAGCATGGAACAACCGACCAACCGAAGCAGAGATAAGGGCAAAGGCTATTGATGAAGTATTAGAAACACTGTCAAAATATGATGAAGTTTTAAGTGTAATTCCAACGGCAGATTTACAAGGAATTATATGCGTTATTGAACAGTTAAAGGAGGAATAGGAATGATTGTAAAAAGCCAAGACGGAATCAAATATGATATTTACACAATTTCGACAAGAGAAAATAAAGTGTATTGCCAAGACAATGCTGACAGACGGAGAAAAAGACTTTTAGGCACTTATTCAAGCATTAAAAGGGCAACAATCGTATTTGATGCAATTAGAGACTGTGTGGACGGATATTTTGAAATGCCGGAAGAATAGTGAGGTGTGATTATGATTGAGAAGATATTGGAGAGGTTGGAAGAAGAAAAGCAAAGATTAAGGAAAATGCGGAATACTTGCATAGCGTTATCAGACAAGGAAGTTTGCGACATAGAAGAAAAAGCATATAACTTTTGCAAAGAAATCGTGCAAGAAGTAGCAAAGGAATATGGTAAGGACACAAATGTCCGTAGCAATGGGTGGATTCCTTGCAGTGAGAGATTGCCGGAAATATACGAAGATTCAAAAACAAGTGACACAGTATTGGTTTGCACTGTTGATGGATTTCAACACATGGCGTTTTTTTGCAGTGATAACAAGTGGAGATATTGTGAAAGTGGAATGATAGGAGAATCTATGGAATGGACTGAAATAGTCGCATGGCAACCACTTCCTGCACCATATCAGAAGGGAGAGTAGCATGAAATGTCCATACAGAAACTTTGAGGAATGTATAGTTGAACAGTGTCCTTCTTGCAATTATGAAGAAGTCAAGGAAAAAGTTATTAGCGGTATATATCCTCATTATATGAGTACCGAAACAGCACTGGAAAAAGGTTATGCTTGGAGGGAAACAAAAACTACATACAAGTTTCTTTCATGTAAATTAGTCGAAAACAATGTACAACCAGTTCCACCAAAGAAAGAAATTATCAACAACGAACAGAAAACGGTTGTATCAATTCGTAAAAGTATTTTTTAGCAGAAGGGAGAGTAAAGCATGGATGAAGAAAGACTTGAAAAGAAGTGTTCAGAGGTTCTTGACAGAATGATGCGTGATGATAGGTATTTTCTCCATGTGTTGATACAAGCATTTGCTATAAGGTGCGATAGAGTGGCAAAAGAACATGAAGCACTGGCAAAGATGGGAGGTAAGTGATGGCAAGAAAGAGTGGTTTTAAAGTACGATTAAAAGTCGCATGGAACGTTGTTATCGGAAAACTTTGCAAGCCGATGCAAATAATGGTTTGTGAATATTGCGGAAGTGAGAAAATCAAAGCATTGAGCGAATGGGAAGATAAAAAAGAAAATGTAATTAAATGGGGCAGTTTATGCAAATGTCAAAAATGCGGTGCAGTATGTAATGAAAAGCAAATGTGGCTGAAATCAAAAGTGAAGGAGTGAGGATATGGGAACAAATTATTACCTTGTAAAAAACAAACCATCTATTGATAGCGGTTTACATATCGGAAAATCTTCTTACGGTTGGAGATTTCTTTTTTATAGACCGTCTGGTTGGGATGTTGATGTACCATTAAACACCTTTGAACAGTGGAGGGATTATCTAAAAGATACAACGGAAAGCGGAACTCATGTAATTATGAACGAGTACGATGAAATTGTTTTTTATGAAGATTTTATAAAAATGGTGCAAGAAAAACAGAGCTTCCATAAATCGGATATGTTTGAGCATTGCGATAATGTAAATGGCTATCGGTTTTCTAGTGCTGAATTTAGTTAGAAAAGGAGTGAGGATATGAAGATAATCGAAGTAAATCCATCAGTTAAAATTTTAGTAGACCAGAATGACGGTTACTGCCCTTGTGCAATACATAAGACCGAAGATACCAAGTGTATGTGCAAGGAATTTAGAGAGCAGACAACAACAGGATATTGTCACTGTGAACGTTTTTTGAAAGTGGAGGAATAGGGTATGAAAAAGAGAACAAGAATTAAAAGAAGTAACGCAACTAATGTTATTAAAAACAACAGATTGTTTACTGATTTTGGTGGAATTGGTTATTACAAAATCTTAAAACTCTATGATTGGAAAGAATATTGCGATAACGCAGTGACACCAGACGGAAGTCATTGGTTTAAGCATTCAATGGCAAAGATTAAAACAGAATATGGAGTTGTGATGAAGATTCCATTTCTTGAACTTGGTATGCGTTCTACATATGCAGATAGCGGAGTGTTAGTTTTAAAATAGCAAAGGAGGAACAAATGAAGAAATTACAGTTTTACGGAAGCCGTAACAGAAATATTATATATCCGCTTCCTACAATGGTAATTGTAAATTATGCGAACCAGTGGCAGATTCAGCTTAGTTGGTTGG